AAAGAACTCGCTCCCGTATCAAATAATTTGCTTAAATTCCTGCCGCCAATCCCGCGATATAAAAAAGCCGCTGTGGTTGATACCGCTGCGGCTGTTCCTAAAACATCAGTTAGTTTGTCGGCAAGGCTTCTATTTTGTTCCTCTTTTACTTCGTCTTTCAAGAATAATGCCACCTGCCACGTTATTAAGATTTATTGTCTTTTTTATCTTGTTTTGCTATTCTGTCTTTATATTTATTCTTTAGAAATTGTAATGCTGCATCTGGTGCTTTAACGTTAGGGTCTAAAGATGCTAATGCTGCGTCAGCTACGTCTATATTTTTAAAAGCGTCCATGCCGCGCTGTGTAACTGAATCATGCCGCCAATCTATATTAGGGAACTCTCGTTCAAGTTCTTCTATTGATTTTTCTCTGCTGTCTTTACCAATCTTAGTTTTTTGACTGACTTCTTCCTGCGGTCCGATTTGATTAGTTACTGGCTTAAAGCGTTCTTCCATACTCATTTGATTATTCTGCTCGTTCAAGTCTTGATAATCAACGCCAGTTGGTGAGAGCGGAACGCCTCTTAAATTATGCAGGATATATTCAGCCCTAGTCATATATTCAGCCGCTTTTTCAGCGTCAAAATTAGCTATTTCGTCTATCGTAAACTCTGGAAAGGCTTCATGTATAACAAGGTTAATCTGCTCGTCTAAATCATTCGATATTTTATCTCTGAAATAATGAATAGCATTGACCTGTTTTTTAACATCGCCTAACAGAGATAATTCTATAATTCTGTTAGACAATAATGTAGGCAAGCCGCCCATTTCGCAATTTGCAAAATCATAATTTTGAGGATACAGCGTACACATATTGCAAATTATTTCTTCTTTATCGCAGAAAGTAAGGTCTTTATTCTCTATAACGGTTCTAAAGTCTTTTCTGCCTAAAGTTTTATATATGAATACGCCTGCATCGCCAAATTGGTCTATAAAAACTTTATTATATTTCTCTACGAATTGCAGATACAGATTTTTAATATCTTCAAACGGTGCAGCATTATTGTCTTGACCTTTTGAAAAATTTAATTCCATAAGTTATTAAACCTGCGAAGTCAACGCTTTAACAAAACCTGAATAGCTTAAAATTTCTTCGCACATATTAGACGCGAATATTTCATTGTCTTTAAATATTTCCTGCTGACGTTCAAGCGAAGGATATACGCAGGCTGCTTTGCAGACAAGTTCTTCTCTTTTTAAAATCTTTTCTTCTAAATCTGTAATGTCCGATGTCTGCTTCATTACGTCAGCAAATTCAGCGCGCGATAATCTATGCCATACATAAATGTCATTATTTAAATAAGAACGAAACAATTTATTATATTTGGCTTTATATTTAGCAAGCTGCTTTTCTGTAATATCTGTGCCAATAATAGCAATTTCACTATTATCTTCTTCATCTTCTTCTAATTCTTCGGATTCTTCTTGTTCTTCTACTTCTTCGGCTGTTTCTTCCGTTAATTCTCCCTGTTCTGCTGTTTCTTCGGATTCGACTTCTTCTTTTTCTGGCTCATCATAAGAATCTGCGTCTGGATTTAAACGGAATAAATCACCGCTGTTTTCTGGAACTAAATCATCGGGAATTTGTAATTTCTGAACTTCAATCATATGTAATCCTCTCTTTTTACTGTTTATTTATTTTATATTTATTTCGGTGTTTTCTGCTGTATTATTACGCTTCAATTCTTTAGATAATTAAGTCGAAGTCGTATGAGTTTTATCTCTGCCTATAAATTTATACATTTCAACGATGTTGCCGCCGCTCGTATCTATACTTTGACCTTGGCTTGAAACATAACATTCTGATAAAAATATATAAGGAATATTTGTACTTATTTTGTCTTCTTGACCATATGAAATTGATATGTCAAATTTTTTGCCAAACATAGGACTTGTAGTCGCTTGCGCGTATTTAGAGCCAGACGTTAAATATCCTCTGCTTTCATCATCGCCTATGTCCGCTGTAACGAGGTTTAAATAATCTGGGGCTATAAAGTTAATAGCAAATATGCCATTCACTAATCTTGTGCCGCAAGCCATGTAATCAAAAATATAAGAATTGTAGCCGTATATAGGATTTTGCATTTCTTCAACAGTCCATTGAATTTGAACTATTTCGCTTAAATGCGTGTTGTTAAAATATATATCAGCGTCAACGCTTGAGAAATATCTTTTGTTTTTATTTATATTGTAATTTGTGTAGGCAGGTTTTTTATTTAAAGATTTGCCTATCGTAGAGAATATGTAATTTGTTATCGCCAAAGTTTAAATCACCTCTATCTCTACTAAAAATTTATTGAGCGATATTTTTCTTAAATTATCGTAATTAATTTGCATAAAACCAGATTGCTTTTTAAGTTTCATGTTATAGCCATAGATTAATATAGTATCTATGCCAGTAGGATATATTTTAACGTCTATTGCTGAATCTGGCGATGAATTATAGTATTCAGTCGTTATTGAATCGCCACAGGAATATTTCTTAATAAAATAAATAGTATCTTCTGCTGGCGGTAAAGTAATCGTGTTTATTTTGCTTTTAAAATAAAATGGCGAATTATAAAACTCAACTAAATAATCGCCGTATACTATTTTATCTTGATAAATAGTGGCAACTATATTTGATAGCGTATCTGGCTGCAACATTTTTGTATTGATTATATCAAGCATATTATCGGCAATATCGTTTGTCGTAGAGTATTCATCAGTTTCGCAGGTCTGAAACGCATTTGTGATTAAAGAAGCATTATCGCCGCTTTTATTGCTTGCCAATGGTGCAAGATGCTTATTATAATTAAAAATATTTAATTGCCTTAACCGCTCGTTAAAATATTCGTCTACATAATCTGATTTGTTTACGAATACGGCATTACTATAACGGACACCATCTAAATCGCAAATATAAAAGAAATAATCTTCGTCATACATTCCATAACGGCGAGAATCAAAATAAAAAGATTCTTCGCTTATCCTTACGGTATCGCATACCAGATTTTCTTCGTTAATATCGTCTACCATGCAAAAGCCAATATAAAAAGTATAGCCTAAATTTTCGATAGCTTTTAATTTGTCATAATCGTTTATCGTAACTTGTACTGAATATTCGTCTATGCTTATTTCAGGCTCTTTAAATAACGGCGAATAATCATCGGCTTTATCTAAGAAAGACAATAGCTGTTTTTCATAATCGTTAAAGTCTAAATATTGGGCGGGATAATATATTTCTTTTTCTATTAAAGCATTGATATTGCAGACTGATTCATATGATTTAGTCCATACTTCATTTATTATAGATTCTTCTGGATAAAATACATAATAAACGCCGACTACTTGATTGTCTGAATATGCTTTAAATTGATACATATTATTGTAATTCAGCGATATATTTTTATATGTATAGCCATCATCTTCGCCGCTTATAATATCGTATTTATAGATATGTGGCGGCTCATTTTTTCCTATATTGTTTTGAATAATATAGTCAATGTTTTCTATATGAATCTGCTTTTTTAAAATATCAATACTAAAATTGCTGTCGTTATTATAATTATATAAATCGCATCGCCTATTTATTAGCTTAGTGTAGGTATAGATAAAATTATAAAGATTTAGTCTAAACTCTTCTTTTCCCTCACTAAGCATTTCGTTCAGCATTACAGAGATAATATTATAGCTTGGATTATTCACGCATGATTTTACTACACGCTGAATTATCTTGCTTTTAAGATTAACATTTGCTATTTTAGCGCAGTATTCTAATAAGTCGTTTCTCGTTTCATCGTAAACGGCGAATTTTACGCTGTAAGTGCTATCTTCATCGCTGTTAATGGCATAAACCTCATAATCGCCGTAATCAGTATCTAAATCTATAATAACTTCTGAATCGCTTGTCTGATAGGTCGTTTTCTTTCCAGTGTCGGTTTCTTTAAAAACTATTCTGTCGTATCCGTCAATATAAGCGTTATTATATAGATATACCGTTTTATTTTCTATTAAAGTAATACATATAGCGTCAAATATCATATTTTATTTACTTTTCTCTTTCTCTTTAAAATATTCTTTTGCAGCTTCAAGTTTCTTTTTATATAAAGCGTCTACATTACTCTTTGCTTCGGTAAATTCTTTAGTTGAAGAATATTTACCTGCGGCATTATTAGCAGCTATTTCTTGTAATTGTTTAGTTTTTTCCTCTTTTAATGCTTTTTGTACTTCGCTCAACTTATTATAATTCGATAAAGTAGCTTTATATGTATCTTTATCAAAAGTCGCAGCTGTAGTATTGTCGTTAGTCGTAGTCGTAGATGAGGAAGTACCGTCAGATTTTTTGCCGCCGTCATTTACCGTTTTAGTAGGTACGCTAGTGGTCGTGCTTTTCTTTCCTGCTGTCGTAGTTTCTTCTAAGTCAGTACCGTAATTAGCGTCAGCCATATATCTAATATCCATAGCCACGAATTGATAAGTGCCTTCTATGTAAATATCATTGACGCCTATTACTACGCCTTCGTTAAAAAATCTTGCGCCATATACGGCTAAACTCGACTGTGAGCCGTATTCATTAGAAAAGAATAGAGTAAAATCTATCGGAGCAAATTCATTTATTAAGTAATGATTTGAAGAATATCCTTCTTCGGCGGCAAACTTTTCAAGCAGATTATAAATCCAATGCTGTTTAAAAATGATTACATTCATTGAGCCTGCAAAAGTCCTTACTCCATGAACGTAATCTTTGGCGTTCATATCACCTATTGCATGAACAGGCATAGGCTTTTCATACATACTATAAGAAAAAGTTTGCGCTTCGCCTATTACCTGCGATATAACCTTGCCAGACGAAGTTTTAAGATTTGCGCATAATACAGCGTCAGTGCCAGAATAAGTAGTATTTTGTGCTATCCAGTCATTTTTATATCCAGAGCCAGACACTTTTTTAGTGCTTTTAGAGCCGTTGATTTCAATAGGCATTTCGTTGGTAACAACGTGGCTTTCGATATATTTCTTATACTTTTTTAATGCCTGCTCTTTATATTTTTGGCACTTATATTTTATATAAGCTTGTTGATTGGCATCATATTCGCCTTTAGCTATTTCAGCTTCTATTATACTGTCAATGTAATTGCTGAATTGCGTTTCGTTAGGAACTTTTTTAGTCTTGGTACATTCAGCTAATAGTGTTGTCGTGCTTGCGCTTATTTTCTTTGACAGAGTATTGATAGCCGTTGTACAGTCTTTTTTCTTAGTTTTGTCTAATTCGTAAGGAGTTTCGTTATTTATAGTCCTTGGGTGCTTTGTAAGACTGTTTTTATATAAAGTAGTAGCTGTATTATCTACATACGAATTTAAATATTTAGTAAGTTCTGCTGTTTCGGCTGTCGTAAGTTTTGATGCCGTAGAGCTGTTTTTTATAAGCGTACTAGCCTGATTATAAAAATCCTGCTTTGTACTTGATTCGTCTTTAGTATTGCCTGTATCTTCTGACGCACTTATATATTTTTTAACGTAAGTGCTTAATTCTTTCTCTAATTCTTTTTTTGCCGTATCTAAATTAGATGTCGCTATTTTTTATCACCACACTAATAATTTAATTTAATATAAAAATAGGCGACAAAGATTCTTTTAAAACCATTGTCGCCTTTATATTACTGTTTATTTTAAAGTAAAAAGAGAAAGAGATTCAGAAACAAAAATGACACCGAGAAAAAAATAAGAGAAGAATTATATATATAAACTATTAAGAACTTAAATCCACAGATTCAAGGCTCTTTACTCGTCTTGCAACGAATGTGCAAGCCTTCTGTGAAAGCAAGTTGTCAATAGACCAACCAGAAGCCTCGTTCAGAAGTTCTACACCGTATATAACTACAACGGCAGCTTTGCCGTATTCATTTACCATTGATACCGTAATATCGAATGGCGGGATTTCGTCCGCATATACTGGGTCGGTAGTTTCTGCGACAGCCTGTGTACGAGATACAGCGTCAGCAGTAGTGCTTACGCCAGACGAAGCATTATTCAAAACTTCGCTCATTGCCGTATCCCATTCGTCAATCGACATACTGGTGATGTTCTTTTCTCCGCCAATACGTCTAAACACTTTATTAGCTTTTAAGTGTTCTTGTAAACCTTCCAGTAATGCGTCTTGGTCGAAGTTGCAGAATACAAGCGTACCGCTTATGCCGCGCTTGCCTCTTGAGAACGACCTAGCATTTGCATTACCAAAAGTGTATACAGGTGCTTTTTCTCTGCTCACAGAATAACTAACCTGCTGCAAAGAACCGATTACCTGTGAACCAAACGAGCAAACAATATCGCAACCGCTAAATGTGGTATACGAATTTATGTACTCAGATGAATTAGAGTTAGCCATCTTAAAAAGGACACTCCTTTTTTGAGTTAATGCAAAAAAAATATTTTTATATAAATACGAGGTCTGTGACATCCTCCCCCACCTAAAGAGGTTGGGGCTTCCTCTTGCAACAAAGCAAGCAGTAGGTTCTCGTTCGAGCAGTCTAATGACTACAGCATAAGCGAGCTAACCCCGTGTGTCCCACGGTTTTTATTATTTGGATTATTTACATATTATCGACTGATTTTAGTATAGCATAGTTGCTCTTATTTGTTAAAAGTGGGGTCTTCTTACTGCGAGGTCTATAAAGCAGACTTTCTCGCAAGAGAAGAACAAAGGCTTTATCTTCATTTCTTCTAAAAATAAAAGGCAACAAGTCTTTTTTCTATGCTTGCCCCTTATTTTTTAAATAAAAGGCAAGCATAGCTAACTAATTTGTATGATATTATATATAAGTCTGTTGCCAAAAATCTATATTAAGATGCCGAGCTAAGGCTGCGGCTAATCGTGATAGAGTTATTAATGCTCCTGATTTCATTTACTGGTACGATTTCATATGTAATGTCAATGTTCGTATCAGTGCTGTATGTATCAAGGTTGGAAACAACAAAGTCATAACCGCTGATATAGCCAGCGTCTTTGATTGTTTTAAGTTCAGAATCAATAGCTGTTTTAAGAGAAGCCTTGTTGGCAGGAGTACCCTGCTTGCCAATGAACGGGCTGCCCGCAAGACGGATTCTTTCGCCAACATAACCAAGTACGCGCTGTACCATCAGACGGCGTTTCAATTCATCGGACGGTGCCATGGTAATACCATCAGTAATTACTACGCCAGTCATTGAATCATTGTTCCTAGCCGTTACAATGCCCTTTTCTGACAAAGTAAGAAGCTGACTTCTAGTAAGCGTATAATTAAGCGAGTTAAGCGAAATTTCCTGTGCTGTCGAGGACTGAGTAAGCGGCAAAGTAGTAATCATGCCTGCGTACGCAGATGCGCCATTAGAAATATACGAGAAGCTGTTGTCGTCAGTAATCGTGTCTTGGAACATCGTTACCGATACAAAACAGCCGATTGGATAAGGCATCGAATCGCTATCAAGAACATTTCTGCCGCGCTTAGATTTTACATACATATTAAAGTCGAAGTTATTTACATCGCTTACTTTCTGGCTAATCGACTTCTGGCTAAAATCATAAGTTTTAGAAATACCTATTACGCCGTGCGTCGGACCAGTTTTAAGCGAAGTATAAGCGCAGTGCTGTGCAAGCTGTCTAGCAAAGTTGTCATTTGTCTTATAAGGAATATATGCCGAGAAGTCATAATCTACGGCTTTATCTTCCGTAAGAGCATAAAGTATGCCGTCCTGCGATACGCCATTTACTTCTTGGAACATATGGTATTCAGTAATGCTCGTTGCCGTAGAATCCCAAACGTCAGCGACATCTTCTAGATATTCGTCTTTATTCGTATAGCCTTCATCGGAGAGTTCAAAATCAAAGACGCTGCTAAGAGCAGTATGTTCATTAAGCAAAGCTACAAAATCTTCAAGAGTTACGTTTGCTGCGTCAGCAGTTTTAATAATTATTCTATTAGTCGAGAAGTAATTATTTTCACAGTAGATAAGAGTTTCATCATCGTTGCCATTCAGCATAGTATCTAAATCGCCAAGCGGTTCAATAGTAAGCTGAGTAGCATCGTCTAAAATCTGACCTACAAAGATATGGTCTGCCGATTCAAGCAATATGTACTCTTTGTTGTTATAGGTTGCTGCGCCTGCTGCCGAAGTAGTGTTAGGAACAACAACGTCAAATTCAGTGTACTGAGTACCGCTGTTAGTTTTGACCTTGCCTTCGTAAATAACATCGTCAATAGCTAGGAGTTCGCCTTCAAGTCCAGTAGAGTTCAATACTTCATAACCTTGGCTTGTAATTCTTACAAGCGTTGCCGAAGTACCGTCAACAACCGCTACTTTAGTACCTGATTTTACATCGCCAGCTATAAGCAGGTTTGCAATAGTATTGCTAATACTCTTTTTAAGAGCAACGCTCGGTACGACTTCCGCTACCTTTGCAGCGTAAATGTCGTCCTTCACGTCAGTTTCAATATCTTTTTCGTCTATCTTGACGAATTTAAAAGTATAAGATTTTTCAAGAGTCAAATCATCACTTTCAACTTTAGGAGTTGCCGTGATTAATGCTCCTTCGCCATCTTCCGCGCCTAAAAGTTCAATGCTGTTAGCTACGCTTACTTTAAAGTCGTCAGCAGTAGGAATCTTATCTGCAATCTTATCATCAGCATTAGCACAAGTGATTACTCTGAATTTAATGCTGCTGTCCTGCATTAAAAGATATGCGCCATCGTCAATGTACTGTACTTTATTGTCGTCATCGTCTGGCGTTTCAATTACGCGAGGTTTTCTGCGAACATTCTTAGTTTCGTAAATAGCATTGCCATCATCGTCAATACCGACTTTGACTTTAGTTTCTCTGTAACCGCGGTCGATAGCCTGCGCCGTTACCGTATAACCAGAACCAAGACGCTTGTAGATTTCAAACTTGCTCATGTCAACTTCTGAATAGTCTACCGTATCTTTCTTGAAAGCGCGGTCTACTAAGCCGTTAGTTTCAAGGAAATCCCAACTAGTCGATGAAGTAATGCTAACGCCTTTTAACACTTCACGCAATTCTTTATAGGAAGATGCGTAAATTGGATACGGTTCTTCAATATCGCTGTTAAAGAGCAAAGTCTTATAATAGCTGCCGCTGAAAGAACTGTAAGGCTTAGTATCGCTGTCGTCAAGAACAATCTTAGTGCTAAGTTGAGTATAAGTCTGGCAAAGCGACATTTCTCTGCCTATGAAATATACCCCCGGAAACAGCGAACCAATGCAAAGCTGCATAGCTTCTTCCGTTTCGGTTACGTCCACGCCGTCAGCGTCTACAATGCTAAGTCTTAATACGTTATTATAAACATTGTTGTTAAACGTATTAATTAATTCGGTAATGACGCTATTTGCTGTAAGCCCATTATCCTGATTAAGATTAATCGTGGTAACAAGCATACCTTCCGTTGAATCAATACCGTTTTTGCGTTCAGATACAGTGGCTTTTTCAATCGTCTTATAAAACGAGATTGTTTCTAAGCCAGATTTATTATCAAAACGCATATAGCAATTTTTGAGTTCGTTTTCTGGATAAAGACCTTTTACACGCAAAAACAGGTTTTCTGTATCGCGAAGCTTAAAGTCTTTATAAATATCCTTGCCGCCCAAACGCATAGCGTAAATCGTGCGGCAGCCTTTTTCCCAAGCGTCCTGTACGCCTGCCGTTAAGGTAGCCGTCTTTCTCGTATCACTGTCGTAAGTGTCGCCATAAATATATTTTGCATGGTCGATGCCGTATACAGGGAAGATAATTTCAGGAGTACCAGAGAAGGCAGTACCCACTATTAATATTGATTCAGTGCTGCCAAATTGCGAAGCATCAAAATCAGCGGTTGACTCTCTTTCGTAGTCAATTAGTGAGCCGGGTAAGTTTAATCCGTCATTTAATACGCTCAAAGAGTTTTACCCTCCATATTCAATTTCTTATATAAAAAAGAAATATATGTCTAAATGTCTGACAACTGACCATTGTTAATGTTTGTTGAGGACATTAAGTAATCATATGTCGTATACATTTTTTCAATAATAATGTAGTATTGCAGAGAACGTATAGAAGTTCTGTCGCGTAAATTTTCAAGGCTTTTATCAGTAAGCTGTTGCTGAAAAATAACCTCGATTACACCTTTACTTTTAAAATAAGCAGTACCTTCTAGCATTAAGTTCTCAAAATAATTCATTACGTTATTGACTGTTTTATAATCACACGCAACAATATCAAATTGAACCACGCACTCCATTTTCTGTGCGTACAAAGAACCAACCTGCCTGCCTTTGTCAGTATCGCGTGAAAAACTTTCTCTAAAATTAGGCTTTAGGTTTTTATATGGTCTGCGATACAATAAAGAATACATAATAAACGGGTGATTTAATATGTATGACGGGTCGCTTGTTATTTTCGCACCTTCGTCAGCTTCAAATTTAACATTTAACTGTTTCATTTTGCTTGACCTAGCTACGAGTTCAGCAATCATTTCTATTAAATCTTCTAAGCCTGCGTTGCCGTCAGCTTTAGAATTTTTAGAAGTTCTGATTACAGAATTGCTTGTAATTACGCTTGTACTGTTGTTTTTGCTTATGCTTTTCACGCTTAAAAAATCTGCAAGCTGTTCATCTATATCGAGTGATGGCATAGCTTATTAATCACCAACCTTAAAATCTAAAGTTATGCGTTCTACGCACGTTATTGGCTGCAATTCTATTTTTAAATAAACGTCAACGGTCGCAGGAGCAGTTTCTTTTGTGTAAATGTCTTTAATATTAAAATCTACTAAGAGATAATTCATAAAGCTATTTAATTTATTTTCCGTTTCCTGCTCGATGTTCTTTTTCGTATATTCATTATAAAAACAGCCTAAATATTTTGTATCGCGCAAACTTAGCGATATATGATTGATTATTCTGTTAATAAACTCTATTTTAAGCGGTTCTGTATAAGTGTCTAAATTTAATAAATTTTCCACGGTGATTGTGCCGTCAGAGTGTTTTTTGAAATACGCCATGTCAAATATATTGTCTGTCGTATCTATGTCAAACACTGGCTCTGGCAAATCGTCAGATGTAGGATATTCATTAAACTCAGCGTTGCACAGCATAGAAGCTAAATAAACATTAGCTAATGTACTGCTACTAAGATTATTACTAACGAAAATTATCTGATTTAATAAATTAGTTTCATATTTTTTAGCGATAAACGAATTTCTAACACTGTACATCTCGTCCAAAAAACTGTCTATATCCTCATATAAATCAGCAGGTTTGTCGCTGATTATTGCTTTAGTATAATAATTTGCGCTCTCTCTGAATTTATTTAATAAATAATTTCCGTAATAAGTGTACTTGCCGTCATTCATGGCATCGTAAAAGCCATCTGATAAATATATGCCCACTGGCAATATGTATGTAAAATTATAAAGGCTTAATTCTAAGCATATATTTAAAAAGTCGTATTGTTTTTCTAAATTTATAATCCATACATCATCTATGTCAGTATCTTTTAAAATTTTAAAAGCGTCTACGACATCACAGTTGCCAAATACTTCTTCGGCTTCGCTTGTCGTTTCTGGCTTTACTAAATTTAAAAGATATTTATTAGAAGTACATACGCCGACAATGACAATGCTCCTATCTTCGTCTATGCTTAAAGTTGATTTAATCATTGTCAATTACCTCATAGAAATTCTTTAAAAAGATTTTAGTATCCTGCTTCATCGGAGCAATAGCACATTCATAATAAAGCGGAGTATAATCTTCTAAATAATATGGCTTTAGTACTTGAATATAACCTGCGTGATTACCGAATACAATAGAATCTCCAACTTCTAAATCCATATTCGGATATTTCATATACGCTTTATAGTTGTGCATATGGTCAAGACGCATTGTATTTCCCTGCGAACTTGGCTGTATACTGGCAAGCGTTTTAGCTATTTTTATTTTTAAGCCGTAGCCTAAACATTTTTTGCAATGAATATCGCCTTGTTTAGTAGAGAAATTAGCACAAGTACAATAATAATCTCTGTATTTATGTATAACATAAATAGGAAAGGATAGCGTTTCAAGCACGGATATTATATTTTGTCCAAATGCTTTTTTATTCAACATATATAAATCCCGCGTCCTTTTCTAAATCATATAGTAAAATGATAGCCGTATATGCCCATATTGCCGTTTCTAGTGAAGTCAGGTACGATTTCTTCAACAGGCGTAGGACGCATAGTGTATTTTCCTCTCAAAGCAGAAGCCATAATGTTTCTGTTCGTAGATTCGTGTCCTCTTATAGCGTCTTGCCATTTAGTAACGTCTTTTTTAAACACGTCTATCATTGTTTTCATTGACGACATGGTATTGTCGTTTTTAAATTTAATATCGCCTACTGTACCTTCTATGCCAGAGGAATCGGATTTTTTAATATAGGCTTTTAATAAGGCATTTAGAGTAGCTTTAGCTTCAACGTATTTTTCTACTTCATATGGCGGTCGTCCATTTTTGCATGGTCTTATAGGCGCGCCGTTTATATGGTCAGCCGCTCTTGATGCCTCTCTTATATAAAACAGAATATCTTTATCTGGAATATCTAAATCAGCTATTAAATTTTTAACGGCAGGAATCGTAGCATAACATGGCGTCATAGCCGTTGTAACTTCCGTTTTAAAATCTCTTAAAACGTGCTTGCCGTTTAAAGACTTAGCTTTCTTTATTCGTATTTCGTATATGCAATTATCTTCAATTTTATCCTCTGGAATAATTTCAATGCAATTATCATATACTTTGTAATCAAAATGTATGCGTTTCATATATTAATTAAATTCTGCTTTTAGTAACGATAATATTATCTTCTACTGAATCTGGGTCAATATCGCACTCAAATTCTATAATAAATCTGTCGCAAGTCATGCCTTGTTCTGGCAGCGATATTATTTCATAGTCCTGTTCAAATAATGGCTCGTCATCGTCTGAATCATTACTTTTTGCAAAATAGTTATCGTCTAATTCAAAAACTACATGATTGCTCCAGTTTCCGTAAGTGTTATCATCGCCAACAACCCTTACTCTCGCGAAATACTGTAATGACTTATGCGCTATTTTTAAAATAACTTCGTTTTTGTCTTTTATATGAACTGACGACAATAGCTTTTTAAAACCTATATCAGTAGATACTTCTACCTCATAGCTATTAAATAAAGAATTGTTTTCGGACGCGATTTCTTCCCATTTAATTAAGCATTTATCCAATACTTCATCTTTTACAGGAGATACGATATTAACTGTATTGGTTATAATGCTACTGAATATAACAGTTTCTCGCGTTACTAATTCTAAGCAGCTATCGTATATATTCAAGACATTTGTGTTGACGATTATTTCATATTCTTCGTTAAAAAGAATATCGCCTACGATATTAGCGATTACAGTATTGCCGTCAACTATATAAGACAAGGCAACGGAATCACCGTTGCTTTTTCTATATAAATAAATACTTCTGCCGTCAATAGTCGTATCGTTTATATCGTTACTAAATTCTATTGTTATTTGTTTTGAATTTGTTACAACTCTTATATCAAGAACAGTAAATTTCTGATACATAGTTTTTGTATTATTCTACGACAGATACAGCGACAACTTTATCTTCGTACCCTTCTATTGAAACAATTATATTAGTATTGCCTGCCGCCTTGCCAGTTACATTGCCTTCTTCGTCAACTGTTGCTACTTCTTCATTTTCAGAAACGAATTTAGCCGTGTATTCTTCGTCAATATTTTTAATGCTTAACTTTTTAGCAGCATCAATAGCAAGTTTATTTACTTTAGCAGGACTTACTTTAAATGTTTTTAATTCTGCCGATTCTTCTTCGGAAATAGCTTCAGTACTTTCTTCTTCTACTTCCTCCTGTTCAGGTTCAGCATTATCAACAGCAACATCTTTAACAATTTCTTCTGCCTGCGCTTCTTTTATATTTTGCGGTTCTGGCACAATAGTTTCGCTAACGAGCGGAGCTGTAATATTTTCTACCACGGTTTTAGCTTTTTCTTCTTCTTTTTTCTTTTGCTGCTTAAAAGTATTAAGCAATTTTTCTTTATTTTTTGGCTGCAAACTGCCGCTTATTAAACGAAGCCTGCCAGACTTAATACTCCGTCTTATCTGAGTACAGTTAGTCCCTGCATATATATTATGCACAGGATTAGCCTGCGTCATATAAATCTTAGAGTATTCGTCATAATAGCCGACTTGTCCTTGCGAAAGGGCAACAACTGCGATAACTTCTCTCTCTGCCATATGTTTCTTTTTTAAATCCTTTCTATTAAATCAATAGCGAGTAGAAGCAAATCCACCCGCTATTGATTTTTCTTATTTTATTTTTATATATACAAAAGAATATATGCCTTATTCTTTTTCTACTGTAATAATTTCCACCTGCGGCGGTTTCGGATACGTTGGAGCAACTGCGATATTACGGGCAACCATGATGCCGTTAGTATCTGCGTTAATGCCGACACCGTATCTTTCTTTTGCTTTAATAAAGCGAATATCGCGTTCTGGGTCAGTCCAGTTATCCATCGTAATTTCTGTCTGCTGCGCAATTACGCCGATATTGCTCTTGTCGAGGATATACATATCAAAGAGTTTGTTTTCTTTATCCATGCGCACCCAAGGCGTGAAGTTAATCGTAAGAGGCATAGGAAGTCTATTCTGCGTCTGTTCTGGCGTCATAATAAACTTCTGCGGACCCATGTTGTTCTGTAAACCAAACGCGGCAGGAGTACCCTGCGTACCGCCGTTCGGGTGAACGTCCATAGCACCGAGCGCGCCCCAAGTAAGACCTGCGCCAATCATAGCGTTGCGCGCAAATACAGTCCATACGGCAGGGTGCATTAAGCAATCCGTAGGACGCTTGTCATGCGCAATAGCCGTAAGCATAATGTTTAAGAAATCTTCTACCGAAAGAGTGTTGTTCATCGAGCCATCTTCGGCGCGACCAGTAGTACCCATAGAAGGCGTCTGACTGCGAATAGCATTATCATAAACGATATGACCATGCTTAGAAAATTCGCTCATGCAAAGCTGTTCCTTGAAACGGGCAAACGCTCTGCCGATTTTGCGAACGTTCGTGTTATAAATATCCCAAGTCGACTTCATCATCGCTTCTTCTGTAATTGATACCTTTATACCATATTTCTTAATGTCAATGGCGATACCAGTTTTTTCGGAGAGCGTGTAGTCAACGGCATCTTCATCATAACGCGAACCTTCCTGCACTTCCTTAACAGAGAGTTCGCCGATAATAGGCACAATGACGACAACCGACTGAGCGTCTGGAACTGAAATCTTGGTAAAGAAGTTTGCAGCCAAATATTCTGGGTCTGCCGCTTCAATCATTTCGCCCTGAATAATTTTAGGAATCATATTAATTATATCAGTCGATGCCGTCATTTCACGAAGCGACTGGATAGCTAACGGATTCTTTTCGGTATTGCCAGACAATACGTTCAAGAATGTCTGATATGCTCTGGCTTCTTGTAAGCCTGCTTTAATACCGATTTTATTTAATTCTTTCTGCTGCTTGTTTTCAGCAACAGCTTTTCTATTGTATCTAACAATCTTTTCATTTTCTTCTAGTCTTTTGACAAGATTATTAGCTTTTTCAAGTTTTTCTGATAATCTAAACAACTGTTCTAATCCTCCTGCTCAATTAACGCTGCATTAAGATTTTTGCAGAGCCAACGCAGCCGTCCCAGTCCATGTAAGTAGGTACGCCAGCCATACCGCGTTTCTTATATTTAATATCAATCATAATAGGATTGGTTTCAAGCAGAGCATCAGCTTTATCTTTGTCAGCGACTTCAAGAACGAGCATACCCTGTATTGCATTAAAGAAAGCTACTTTAAATGCACCGTCTGCCAATAGAGCGTCTTTAACCACGTTCGTGTAAGCAAAGTCAGAACCGTTGTCATTATATATACGAATCTGTGTAGCGTTAGGTTCAAGATTGCCCGTAGGATTAATCTTGATAAAGCACTTAACGTATTCTGGCGTATCGCCGCGATGACGGATATATGCAGCTTTCTTGTTCGTGTATTCGCGCACAACTGCATTAAAGCCGTCAGTTAAGCCCGGAATACCCCATTCCAACTGGTCTGCAATGCTAATAAACGGGTCATAAAGTCCATCTAAAGAACCGCCGCTTACCATATGCAAATCATGTTCTTTATATGCTTCTTCAACAGGATAGCCCGGATAACGACCAGTCGAACCGTAAGCGGACGAATTGATTACATCTTCGCCGTCACGGAAATTCTGACGATAACGCGTAGGATTAAAGCCTTCATATTTAAGACGGTCGGACAATGCCCAAGTTACCCAACGGTTGCCGCCTTCTGGAATCATATCGTGGCTCAAATTTACGCACTGACCAACAACCTGCTGACGTTCTCTTTCAATCTGCGCAAGCGTCATTTTTTCAAGTGCTGCGTCAATCGAAAGCGGCGATACAGTCAAGCGACCGTTTTCGTCCGATTTAAGCAAGTCGCCTACTTTTATCTGACCGTAAATAGAACCCCAAGGATTAGCTTCTGCTTTATCCTTAAATGCAAAGAACGGAAGTTCAACAATGCTGTCAGTGATAATCGGACCCGGAGTCATTCCATCAAGAGCGTCCTGTTCTTGGAAACGAGTGTATTCATTACGACCAATCATGCCGACTGGAATATTGCCTGCTCTAACAGTCAAATCAACCGATACGTTGCCATCGCTTTCTGTTGCTACATAGCCAGTCTTGCTGTCGATAACGTAATCTTTAGCTGCAAGCTGTGCCGCACTTGAAGTAGTAAGAGCATTATAGCAAGGAATATCATCGGAATAAGCTACGTCCAAACCAACGAGCGGAGTCCATTCTTTGCCTTCAAGACCTGCCTGCTGACCTGCTGCTTCTGCCGAAACAAGCGGAGATGCTGCGCCGTACTTATCGTCAGCACTTCTTAACTTAACTGCTGCGCCGCCGTTAGCAAGCGTAAGAGTATTAAAAGCGTTATCAGTAGTGAAGTCTACCGTGTCAAGGTACGGGTCTATCGCTACAATACGACCTTTCGGAATTACCATGCTATTGTAGCCAAAAGCAAAGCCGTAAGTAAAGAGCGGTTTAAGACGTTTGTCTAAGAAATATTTCTGATTAAGCGTGTCATGCGCGCTTACGTTAAATCTATTATTTGTGCGGTTAATGCGTTCGGAATTATTATAACCCGGCAAATCTGCCGTGAATTTCTCTCCGTGCATACCCTTAGTAGGTCTTAGCTGGGTTTCGTAACTATTTGGGAAAACAGCCATGAGAAATAATCTACCACCTTTTTAGTATGTCAAGAAAATGTATTAATTTTCGCTATTTAATATGTAGTGTTTTTTAAATTTATATAAAATCAAATTAAAGTTCTAAAAATTCTTCGTCAATGTCGATTTCGTCTAAATCTACTTCATCGTCATTTTTATTTTTAGTGCTTTCATTTAATTTTGTCAGCTTTTCGTCAAGGTCTTTCTTTTCTTCCTGTACCGTAGGGTTTTTAACTGAACCTAAAGCTGCTTTCTTTTCAGCTTCTTTGATTTCTTCTTTTAAATCGTTAATCGAATCCTTTAAAGAATCAATGCTGCGTTCATTTAATTTTTCAACAGGAATTTCCGTTTTGTTAGCCTGTTTTCTAAGCGAGAAAAGCGATTCAGTGAGCGAGAGTTTTACTTCCTGCTGCAACGAAGCAATCTTTGTTTCAGCCGCTTCTTTAAGCTGCTTTTCAGAATTTACTTCTGCTTCTTTAGCATCAATAGTGCTTTTTAATTCTTTAACCTGCTGCTGCAAAGACAATTTATCTTTATTAGCCTTGTTTAAACTTTCTTGCAGATTATCAACATCGCCTTTTAAAACATCTTTTTCAAGTTCAAGATTTTTTAACTTGCCTTGAACATCTGCGAGCTGTTCTTTTAAATCCATATCTGTATAGTTTGCTCCTTCTTTTAATGTTAAAGAGTCTTTATCTTTATCATCTTTTTTATCTAACGAATCCGTAACTTTGGTTAAGAATTGATTAGAATAAGTTGAGTTAATATCACTGTCATTTTTTATATTTATGACTTGTGCATATGGGTCTGACGGTACGATAACATAAGAAAGTTCGACAGCTTCATAAGCATATATATCCCATACGCATACTTTGTCGTCATATACCCGACCTCGTATGTGGTCGCAACCTTCTTGTTCCTCTCCCGCAAGCTGTGCGCCGCATATGCTGCAACGGACATCGCTTGCTTCGACACCAACGCTTACTGTTTTATAAACTCCGCTTTTTATTTTAAAGAAGTTATCTGGCTCTGGTGTTTTAGTGCTGAGAACCAAACAGTCATGCCCGTCTACGATAGTAGATTCTCTTATTTCGCTTTTAACTACTCTGCCTATCATTTCACCATCGTAATCATTATGGTACATAATTACAGGTGCTTGGTAAGGATAAGTCCAAGATTCAAGCGAATTTTGTCCTGCCGACCGTTTGTATCGCGTAAAGTTTTTAGTAACAACGCCAAAGTGCATAGCTTCGATTTCAATAATATTGTCGCTATTATTGTCAGAAAAGCCGCCATAGCTTTCCTGCGAAAATATTTTGCTGCTGTCGTCAGCTTCTTTAAAATTAAAATTTTGAGTGTACTTAGATGAATCAGATATGTTATAGTTTAATATCTCTCTTAAAAGCAAAGACATATTTTATATATCACCTAATTCATTTTTTGATTTTTAACTTGTTTTTGCGTGATTTTGTTATTTATTTTTTGACGCTGTATTTCTACGCAATACTGCCGAGCAGGAGCAATTAGCACTAAAGCTAGGTATATCGTCTAAAGAAAAATTGCTCGTTTTAATAACCGTGCCGTCTTTAAGTGAATGGTTGCCGTCTTTATTGCTTTGTATGATTGCTTCTGTTATGCCAAAATCATTCGCCGTCTTTAAATAAGAATACCAATATGCTTTGTGAGCAGCATAATCACATAAAAAACGTACTCTGTATTTCATGCTGTTAATAGCAGATTCTTTCTTGATATAGTCAGAATTATATGAAATAGCTTTGCCTGCTATATCGCTGAATAATCGTTTAAGAGTATTTTCTACATAAATATTTAAAGAGTATGGTATATGGGAATATTCGTTTAGATAAGTTTCGCCTAAATCATTAGCAGCCGCTTTTGAGCCATAATAAGTATAGCTTTTAACGAGGTTATTGACTACATCTGAGTATTCCTGTATATACACATTGACGCATGATTTTATTGCATTTTCATCATCACGTTCTAACAATTTATTACACAAGTCGTCATATCTATTACACAATAATTTGATTTTTTCTTGAAGTACGCGGCTTTCAAGGCTGTCGGTATTATGCAGATAGCTTTCGGAAACTTTTGCGCTGAAAGTACCGTGCTGATTAGACGGCTGATTTTTTGACTTAGCTGCATTAGTGCCGCCTGTCTTAGTCTGCGTAGTTTTTCCGTTGCCTGTATTCTTTTTAGTATATGACGATGAAGAATCAGAAGAATCGGCTGAATTAGCAGCACTTATTTTAGCAAGTGCTATTGCATTTTCGTTTTGCACTTCTATCTGTTCTAATTCATTCTTCTGCTGAATCATATTTGCGTAAAGTCTTGATTCGTCTAAGTTATCGGATTTTATGCCGATATTATGTCTTGCTTCGTCTATCGTGATTAAGTTAGCCGTAAACTTAGTAAGTTCATGGTTTTCTAATTTAACCTTTGTATCGGTATTAACTTCATTAAATACAAAATTTACTACGTCATTTTCGTTAGAAATTGGGTCAAAGCCGCCCTCTAACAATAATTCATTTATTATTTCATTTCGAAACTGCACGGCAAATAAGTTTTGGTCGTTCTTAATCTTATTGTGCATTTGTTCTTCCATTGAATCCGCGTCTTGTTTTGAGCCGCCCCTGCCCATCATAGCCTGCGACATATTTAAAACACTGAATACGCGATTTTCAAAGTAAGTCAAATAACTTGACGCGTCTAATGTTGCCCCGTCTAAAGCTACTGCTTTAAATTCACTTCGTTCATTCGTAACGTAAATGCCATCTGGCGGCGAGCCTTCTAATGAACGCTGTGCATCACGGACTTCTTTATCAGAACCGCTTAATTGCTGAGTACCTACTTTTAAATGAATAAGCGGCATCGCGAATCTGTACATCATAGAGATTACAGAGCCTTCAACGTGCCTTAATAATTTAATATCTTCAAGAGAGGCTACCATGCGAGGCGTTCCCCATATAGAGCCTGCTTCGGCATCGTAAACAAAATGAATGACGTCCTCTGGAGAGAAGTCTTTTTCTTTGCCGTTAATTAGCCTTTGCTTATATTTAGTAACGTATCCGTTATCATCATACTTAACTGATATAGTAGACGGGTCTACTCTAAAATAGCCGCCTACTGGTTTACCTGAATTAGTTATGCCTTTAGCATTTACGAAAGGTATTGTATCTACACGGCTTTTAATTAAAAAAGCATTAGAGAAACATTCTAAGTCATGCTGTATTCCCTTCCATAAAATATCGCCTGACTGTCCAGTGCAATAATCCATTATTCTGAATCTGCGCTCTATGTATTTAGCCGCTTCATCATTTTCTGAACGAAATGTATAGCCTGCTTTAAAAAATAACTGCGTATTCTTTTGAATTGCTACTTTTAAATAGCTGTCAGTATTAATAGCCGTTTTAATTAAGTCTATATCGTATTCGCATGGATAAAATCTGTTTGCTCTGCTAAGTCCTGCGTTAGTCATAAAACTTATTGCTTTAACGATAATATTTTGCGGCTCATTTTTACGCTTAACTATTTTTTCAGACGTAGGAATAGAATGACGCATATTTTTATTAATGCTTATATCGACAGACGAAAATTCATCAAGTTTAGTTCGTAAATTATGATATGTAGTTTTTATTCGATTTAAAAAGCTGTTGCTTTTCTTTTTAGTATTGTTGTTTTGGTTCATTCAATAACAACTTTCCTATAACGTATTTATGCAGGTACAGATACGCTAGACATACCATTAATATATACTTCAAGAGGTGCTGAATAATATCCGTTATTTTTTAATACGGTAGCATATTCGGTAATTGTCTTAGCCGCAGCCAAATCAGACGCATAACTCTTAATATAATTATTATAGTAAGCGTTAGCAAATTCATCTACGCTAGAATACATACAATAATATAAATCGCTGTCTGGAGATTTATTTTCTTCGCCGTTCGGAGTAGACTGACATAAGCCGCCGAAATTAAGATTTTCTTTAGCAAGCCTTGAAGTAAAATCTCCCGATTCATGTGACCATTGGCGATAAATAAATTCGGCTTTAATACCTGTCGAAGCACCGAGTTTCTTAGCTGACGCCCATGCCTGCGCTTGAACTTCGCTAGGCGAAAGATTAACTGCACTATTAACTGATGCACTGCCGCTGACACTGGAACTGCCAGATACGCCAGACGCAACTACGCCGCTTTGAATATTGCTTATAGCCGTAGCATCTTCACTGCTTACTGCCATATCCTTAGACGCAGCTTCTTGTACTGATTTTTCGTATGCTTCTTTTTCTTCCTGTGCTTTAGAATAGAATATATTAACGCCCTCTTTAACAAGCTGGCTTTTAGCTTCTGCTTCTTCTACCTGCATATCTAATATTTCACTACTTACTATTACTGACGAATTTAAGTATTTATAATTATTATGCAGAGCCATAGTATAGTTCTTGTCAGCGTTGTTTCTGTTCTTTAATAGCAAGTCATTACTATAAAATGAACTTAACGTATCTGCTGTTTTATAGCTTTCGTTTAAATAACGCTCTCTTGTTTTTTCTGCTGAAAGCCAAGACCTCGTTAAAATAAGCGTATTGTCTGTCGTATGTGTTTTCTGAAATAAGCTTTCTTTTTGCTCGCGCATAACCTGCGAGCGGACTATTGCATCTCTTAAATGCAAAGAATCATCTTTTATGCCTGTTACCGATTCACCATCAAAATCTTTTAAAAGCGTACTATAATCAGTTTGATTACAGTCTTTAGCAAGCGTAGTCATTAATTGAAAATATCTGTGCGTCATTTGCTGAATCTTGCCAGTATAATACGTTTTTAAGTCAGTAGAATCTTTAGTATAGCCAGACTGCGCCAAAGAAATCATTGTCTTAGGAGTTTCAGATACTACTTCAATGCAAGGGTCTGACGAGAATAAATCTTCATCGCTTGTGCTTGCCGTTGGAGTATTATCGTATACTGATACCGTAGGAGTTGCAGCACTTTCAATGACCGATTGAAGCGTAGGAGAATAAAATTCTTCTAACTGGTCTATAATCATTCTTTTAGTATCTTCTTCTAAAACATTTAATATATTTTGAAGTATTGTTTTTACGGTATCGGGAAGTAGTGAACATATATCATATGTATCTATTATATCCTGCAATACTGATAAAAGCAGACTTTGTTGTGGTATTTCTTCTATTGCCGTTGTTTCTTCTGATTCAGCGACAAATGAGCCTTCTGATTCATAATGCCTTGTAGGCTCTAAAACAGGCGTATTTAATATGTCGTCTTTAGAATATTTAACATTTTCTTCGCTCATATTATTTTAGAAAAAATTCACCACATCTTTCTTAAAGTCTGATTTCTGTTTCTTATATTGCTGAAATTGGAGCGCATAGCCCATCTATCCATAGAAGATAAATTGTTAAAGCTATTTCTTGCTATCGGACCAGTAGGAAATACTTTCGGTCCTTCGCCGCCATCTTCTATCGTATCGGCATAGCTCATAGTACCGTTTTTGCCTATCCATGGGTTATTTATTTTATTGCCGTTTAAATTAGAATCTAATAATGCTTTAGCTTGGTTCTTTCCTATAAAAACGTCTGCGCGTTTTACTGGAGAAGATATAGCCGTTTTATAAGTTGTTTTCGCTATATCTGGAAACTCTAAAGCAAATGCTAAAAATGCAAGTCCTAAGCAATCGACAAAGTGCTCATTTTTGTCAGAGTAAACAGGATTACCGTTAGCACTTACCCTAACTACTTCATAGTCTATTAATTGCTTATGCAGAATTTCATCAAACGGAGATAAAATTAAGTTATCTCTTTCTATTGCCATAGATAGCTGATTTACCATGAATGGTTTCATCGGTTTCTTTTCTGGAACGCCAGTTACAGGGTCTAAAACTTCTATGACGTTGGCAAACGACCAACCTTTAATTTTATTTTTCAAGCCAGATTCAGGGTGTTCATCGCCGTATTTATGTAATGTTTCTATTTGATATTGCCCCGCGCCACGGTCGATATAAATATAAGAAGGATTATAAATGTCGTTATATTTTATAATCATATTAACAGCCGCGTCTAAAGTATATTCTACTTTAGGTACTGAATAACGCTGTATTACCCTAAATTTCTTAAAGCTAATATCGTAATCAAGAATTAATAACGAAGGAGTGGCTTGCACCGTATCCCAGTCAACGCCCATACAGCGAAATACGTTAGGCTTAAACATTCTTTCATGAGGTGAAGGTATCCAAGTATCGACAACCCATTCATTATCCTTAACTCTTTGTTTTTGAATATAAGTTAAAGGCTCATATGTATACATATCGTAAGTTAAAGCCTTATCGACTTTTTCTTTATTGAATACGCCGTTATCCTGCGGTCCGAACTCTGCCAGTACTTCGTGTATATAGCCAGTTTCAGAAAGAATAGCCCTAAATTCAGCTTCCATCGCATCGCACCATTGAGGATTGCAAGTAGAAGGAAAGTAAAATTCCTTAAAGTGCATATTAGGGTCTGTACAGCATTTATAAAACATTTTTCTAGCACCAGTCGGCGTAGAGGATAAAAATATTTTAATGCCTTGACGTTCTGCCGCTATTGCAAGCACGGCATCGAAGTCTGCGTCAGCCATATAGTCAGATTCATCTATTGCGATGGTGTCTGCTTTCTGACCGCGCAGACTTGCGCCTGCCGAACCAGAACGCGCACCTGTTGTAAAACCCATTATAGCCGCGTGATTTTTAAAAGTAATATTGAAAGGGCTTCTCGTATTTCTTTCTACTGTTTGAACAAGTAAAGGAGATTCGTCTATTAATTCATTTAATCTATTAAAAATTGCTTCTATTTGTCTTTCATAAGGAGCAACGAATAAGTATCTATAATGCTGATGTACATTAGTATTGTATAAAGCATCTATGCACATCGTTTCAGTCTTTCCAGTACGGCGACCGCACCGCGCTACTCTTTTATCTGATTTATCTCTAAGCATTTTGGCTTGATACCATCTGGCTGACCATGGACCGATTTTCTTAGTAGCGTTATCAACTGTTTTAAGAAATGTTTTAGCCCATAATACAGGGTCATTACATATCTTAATTAGCTTTGCTTTAATAGCTGCGTCATTAATCGCCATTTTATTTTTTATTCAAAAACTCTCTTTCTCTTTTTTCGTCTTTAAAAAAATAAAAAAGCAAAAAGCGTGTTTTGTTTTATTTCTTATTTTTTACTTAAAATATATAATGCGAATCGCTAGGATTATGATGTGCGCGGTTATGATTCATATTGTCATACTTAGGAGAATCCTTAGACACGTCTATGTATTCAACTTCTTTAGGGAAATCTTCTTCATCGAATTTATCCATTAAGTTGTACATTACAGTATCGGCGGCATCTCTTAAATCGTCTATAAAATCTTTTACCGCTGCATTGGCTGCACTAAAATCCTGTGTTCCATCAACTTCTATTTTATACTTAAAATTATGACGTATTTTTCGATTTACTGAAAACACAAAGCCGCCCGCATAGCTTTTCTGAAACTCTAAAGAAGGTTCGCCAAGCATATCCAAGGCTTTATGCTCTTTTCGAGTGAAATCTACTGTTTCTATCGTCAATTTAATTTTAGAGTTTTTAATAGCACAAGTACATTTCAATCTCATATTTTATGTATCTTACTCCGTATTTTAAAAAATTTCTTTACGCCGTAAAGTCTGGAATATCGACAGTTTCAAAGCGCGTAGTCTTTTCTTTCAATGCTTTTAAAGCGTCAGCAATAGCAGCCTTAACCGTTTCTTCAAACAATAAGCAGCGCGCTTCTGCCAAAAGCTCTGGGGTATTGATTACCGTATTTGCGCTGTAATCAGATTTTAAAAACTTCTTGCTGTCGGAAACGTATTCAGCTTTAAAGTTATTATCCAAAGTAAGTGCTTTGGTATTTACTATAATACTAATTTCATCGCCGCTATCGTCAGCTACTACTCTAGTATCATCGTTAATAGCAAATTTACCCGTATAAGTTAAAGCACCGAGATTAATTACAGGCGAGCCAAAATCGTCAATTAGAGCCTGTTCTTCCGTATCCGATAATTTATTATCACCATATCCAGAGAAAACAATAGCTGTCGAGAATACTTTATCCGTGGTTTTTCTTTCAGTTTTGAATATCATTAAATAATCAAACTCACTTTCTTTTTTATTTATTTGCTAATTTATTATTTTTGCTGTAATCCGTTTTATTTTAAAAAACAAGAAAAATAAAAACACGCTATTTTGCTTTTATATCTATATAAAAATCAATAGAAAACAAAAAATCTCTTTTCTCTTTCTTCTTTATGTATTACTGATATATAAACTTTGTAATTATTTATAAACGCTCAAAAAATTATAAGTTTGTTTCCTTGTTCAACGTGTCCGTTTTGGATTGTGTTGCTACAATCTACTTACGTTTGTATGACACTCCAAAGGCGTAAATTCGGCGTTATCAACACCTACATATTAGTATAAGTTTTATTCGTTAATTTTAGTAGTTAGAAGGATATTGCTGCTGCTGATTATATAATTGGGCATTAGACTGGCGACCGCCGCCAAACATCATATGTGCTATGCCTACGGTAGCAAGAAGTCCTATTGCTCCTTTAGCTACTTTACCGCCAAATACTTTTGCCGCTGCTTTTTCCGGTGCAGCTTCTAATGATGTTTTTATAGGCTCACCTTTTAATGCAGACAGACGTCTTTCGGTATTACCTAATCTGACAAGACTACCTTTTCGATATGTATTTTTGTTGTATAATAGCGATTGCTCCTCTTTATTTAGAGTTGATTTATCGAAACCACTTTTTAATATACTATCTCCTTCAAGAGCTTCATTAATTTTTTTCTGATAAAATCCTAATGTCTTTTCGGTTGCGCCGTCCTGTATTCCTTGAATTACTTGTCTGCCGTATGTACCGTATTTATTTAAAACATCTTTCGTTATTTTTGATTTGTCGTTTGCAAGTTCTTTTATTTGGCTGAAAAATTTATTTGATGCTTCGGATATATCTTTTATTCCTTCTTTGTCGGCAAATTCTTTGATTGCTTTTTCGTGCTGTCTGATATGTTTAAAGATACTTTTGCCGTCCGACACATTATAGCCAGTAGAAATACCATTATATTTGTCAAAATCATCAGCGAGATTTTTATATACATCATCTCTAAATTTAAACGCTTTTGTTAAATCAATATTTTTTTCTCTAGATTTTAATTCATTAGTAAAAGCGGTTCTTTCTTTGCCTTGCATTGATTTAGGTAAATCTTCAAAAGAAATTTTACCGTTTTTCCATTGTTCTCCTATATACTTTACATACTTATCAGCAGAATCAAAAATATGTCTATTGAATATATTTCTTGATTCTTGCCACATCGAATTAGCTTTATTAGGGTCAATATCAAGATGCGCTATATCTTCGTATATTTTATTAAAAACTTTGTTCTGACGCATATATTCAGAAAAACCTTCTGATTTGAAGATTTCATTGTACTGTTTTTCAAAAATATTATTTTTTACGCTATTAGTATAAATATCATATAACTTATTATAACGATTTTGATAAGTAGGGCTGTTAAGCCTTTGTCTGAATATTGCTTGTTTTTGTTCTTGAGCATGTGATGCTTGTGATTGATATGCTCCTAATGTTGCGTTTTGATTTGCTTCACTTGCTCTAGCTCTGCCTTCATCTTTATATGAAGGTTTTCGCGGATTTGTCCGTGATTGTTCTGCTATTCTTCTATCATCATCTGTAATGTTTCTTTCTTCTGCGTGAGTTTGAGTATCTTTTGCTATAACATCACCGATATTGTTATTAAAAGACTGTACTCTTTCTAGCAATTCTCTTTGTTGCTGTCTTTCCCGATCATTGACAGAACCTATTATTGATTTTTCTAACAAGTTTTCTTCTTTAGACAAAGGTAACGCATTTGCGTTATTTTTTACTCTGGTAGAACCAGTAGAAACTTTCCTTACATTTTCAGGAACAGTATGTTGTATTGATTTTTCTAATAAATCTTCTTCTTTTTGAAGTTTAGCTTCAAGAGCTAATTTTCTTTGTTTTCTCGACGCATCTTTTTTTATTAAATACTCGTCACTTAATTTTTTAGTATCATCATCAAGTGAAATACCCACCTCATCTAATCTATCATCGTATCTTTTTACAATATCAAAAAAAAGCTTGTTTGAGTACGCATCTGATTCTTTTATTGATGGATTAATTTCGTTAACTATTGAATCTTCTTTTAGTAATGAATTAAAAAACTCCCGACCAATTTTTATTTTTTTTTGAATATTCATTCCGTCCAGAATATATTCAACTGGATTTTCCACACCATCTAAGTGCATTTGTGATTTTGCATTTCTGGCTAGTGATTCAGCACCTTTTTCATAAAAGTTATACGCTTTGCGCAAATCTTTCATATCCATGTCCATTTCATTGTATATTGGACTATTAGCCATATTTGCGTTTTTTCTTAGAGAATCCATGGTGTCGATTGCTCGCCGTTTTAACGATTCTATATAATCACTTGTATCTTTATCCATTTTTTCTTCCTTTAAATATTAATTTATTTTATCTTGTAATCATTTGCGCTTCATTACCTAAGAATGATTTAGCTACATAGTATTTACTATTTTCAGCTAATTTCATTCCTGCTTGACGCATAGTATATGTCTGTTGAGTATCTACGAAAGTAGGCGTACTTGCGAATGGTCTATTTCTTGACGCTCTTTCTAAGTTTCTGCTGTATTGGCTTATAGTATCGGCTGTTTGTACGCCCATTTGAGCTAAAGCAGGAACTAAAGATGCGCCTAAATAAGATTTCCAACCCATCATATATGATAGAGCCATATCTCCGCCTGCTGATAAAGCAGAGGACATAAATCCGCTGCCTTGTTCTCTTTGTTCTTTAAAAGTGCCGTAACCTGCGTATAGAGTAAAGCCAGTATTAAGGATTCCTCCTAAGCCTGCTTTACTATATAATTTACTTGCTATGGCTTTTGTTGCACCGCCCATATATTTTTTAAACCTGCCTTAATTAATTATTAAAAAATATTAAAATAGGGCTATTAATTACAAATAGCCCGTGTTTCTATTTTTATGCAACGCGAATACCAAATCACCCGTAGCCCCTGCCATATCTACGCCTCTATCTGGACGCATATTCATATAAGGGGCTATACTAGGGGTATTCGTTCTTACATTGCTGTTTATTGAACCCATATGTATATTATCATAAGTATCAGAAGTATTTTTAGCAAAACTTCCTATTGCCATTATTGCGGCGGCGGCTTTTCCCCAACCGCTTAATTTAAAATTCCAAGGAGATTTTTCTTTAATCATTTTATTGCCAATAGTAAGACCTAATCCTGCTCCATGTTTAAGGGTTTCTACGCCAGTCATAGCACCTAATTTTAAAGCACCCGTAACTGGTTTAGAAGTAGCAGCACCGACAATTTTATCACCTATGCCGACAAATACGTCTGACGCTCCTTCTATAAAACCGCCCGCTCCCGATAACTTTCCTTTAAGCGCGCTATTATCAACAGAAATCATAAGAATGGTACACCCGGAATATCAAAGTCGCCATCGCTGTTTCTGTATATGCCGCCGCCAGACGCTACCCTATAACCTATGCCAAGCATAGATATAGCACCGCCGATAGCCATGCCAGAATAGCGATTATCGCCTACTTTAAATGAATCCCATGCTCCTTCTTCACCTCTGAATGTCTGTCTTAATCCGTCTTTTAAAGGAGTTTGACTTCCTGCTCTTGACGCACCTCTTACATTACCCAGTAATTGAAGTCCGCTAAAATAGCTGTTGTTTATAGGCGCGCCGCTTCTAGATACGCCGTTTACTTTATTAATAAAAGCTGTCGCGGTATCTTCTATAAAATCTGCCGCCGCTGTTCCCCAAGGCTTATTAGACAAAATTTACTCACCAACTTACTTAAAAAAATTATTCTTCCACTTTTACAGCGTTATTTTTATTTTCTACTGAAACTGGCTGATTTTCGCCGCCGTCCTCGTCTATATCGTAAAAGTTAGGGTCGCTTTCCGCTTCTGCTATAATATCAGCAATATTGTAGCTTGTAGCTTCATCGTTTTTAATGCTTTTCTTGTCTTTTCTCGTAGCCATTAATAAATTATAATTGGCATCGCGTTTTTTAGACATTCTTTCATAGCTTTCCCATGCTTTAGATATTGACGGCTGTTTTATTTCTTCTCCCGAATCAGAAAGACCTATAACTACTTCAATAACAGGATTGCCTTCTTTAGCCATCAAAGCCTTACATCTTTCCATATAAATTTCAAGAGTTATTAATTCGCATACTAAATTCTCATCAGTAAATGAAGCGTCTTTACCGCCTAAGTCAAATTCTTGGGCATATAATTCATATCTCTTTTTAATTTGCGCTACTTCAATAGGACAGCTTTGACCTTCTGGCTGTATATTATATTTAAGCATTTGACAAGTAGCTTCATAAGGACAAGCTGTCCCCTTGCAATACATAGGTATTTTAGTATACATACCTGTCTTAGTAGAGAGCATAGACATGGCGGCTTTAACGCTTTGAACGCCTTTCTCGTCTAAAAGCCAAGGATTATTTTTCTCTATAACGGTAGAGTAAAAATCGTCTAAATTATCTTTAAAGCGAGAAGGAACGTTATTATTGTTGCTTTTATTTTCTTCTTCTGCCGCCGCTGATTCGCCTTCGATATTGTCAATGTCGTTAATAAGCTGCTTAAATAAACTTTCGTCAGGCTGTTCTATTTTAATATCGCCGACTTTAGCCGCGCCAGTCACGTCAATCTTTTTCCGTCTGCCCATTATCGTTATTCGCCTTATCTATATTGCTGCTAATAACAGCTTCTTCATCATCGCCGCCATCATCAATATTGTCGTTTTCATTTTCTTCTTCGTTATCATTATCGCTATTAAATAAAGAATCATTAAAATCTTCTAGCGACATAGTAGAACTAATATTAACGTCAAATGATTTAGCGTAAAAATCATATTGAATTAAATCCTTATTAGTCTTATCAGAAGTAAATGATATTTTTAAGAAATGTATGTCCTTAATAACGTACCTTAAAGTTTTCAATTCTTCTAACGAAGTGGTGTCAAACCATTCGCCAGTTAAAATTTTACCCGTTATGCTGTCAGGATACGTTTCGCTTAAATCTGGATTAGGCTTTAACGCCAACGTAAAATATACCTTGCCAGTAATGCTTTCAGTATGAGAAACGCCCTGCTTAGAATAAGTAGCGATTAAATAATCCTGCAATCTTTCATATTGCGCGCGAATTTTTTCTTTCTCTGTTTTGCTATAAGAGCCATTAGCTGCTTTTTTCTTTACGCTTTTACTCAATGTCTTTTCTGCCTTCTCTCTTTTTCTCTTTTTTTGTATATATTAATTTTTTAAATTATCTCGTATGTTTTTTCTTTCTCTTTCTATTCTATGTATTACTGATAAAATGCTACTTATTTTCTAAGCATTAGCCTATCAGCAGCACTAATAAACTCATCTTCCATTTTATAAAGAGTAGCGTTATCGCCATACATATCGTTAAAATTTTCTAAAGAGCAAGCAATTACTTTTATGCTTATATCATCGCCGTATTTATCTTTTAAGCAGGAATAAATCCTTGCCACGGAACTTCCCTTAGTAATTGATAAAGCTATATACCTATCTTGGTGAATATTGCTTACTAAAATAAAAGCCATATTTTAAAACACTTCTTTCTTTCTATACATATAAAAAATATCGGCTCATGCCTATTTTATTACCAACTGCCGCTTAATAATTCAATCTTAGCTGATTTCGCTATAAATATAAGGGATAGAGCGAGAAGTCCGCTAAGATGGCAAACTCTCGCTCTATCCCTTGTCAATTTTGTTTTAGTGTTGTGTGTGTGTGAAAGGAAACTTTTTTGATTTTAATGTGTGAGTAAATTTGTTTTGGCAACAGGTCTATTTCATGGCTTTTTTAACCCGTTGATATTATTATAAGGCGAATATCAGAAAAAGTCAATATGCTTTTTTAATACTTTTTGTATCATTAAATAAAAAGGAAAAAGACTGCTAGGAATTTTTCCGTCCGTTCCTAACAGCCTTCTTCACATCACTGCACTTTTTGTTTTTAATTTCCGGAGTTTCATCACTATGCCTAAAAAACTAGCTCTCTACCGTATTCTCGCGCCCTAAACAAGAATACTTAAAAAGGAGAAAATCATGCGTGGCAAACTAACCTTGTATAGCAAAAAAACTTTTATTTTTCGTGTATCGGAGGTTATTGGCAAGTCCACCACTCTCGCCAATATTTTTTAAATAAACTTTTTTGCTATATAATCAAAAAGAAGATTTCATCTACCGTATATAATTATATTCTAATACTACTTAAAAGTCAATATGTTTTTATTACAAAACGAAAAGTCAAAAACCTCCCAAAATCAATTAAGAAAAAGGGAGGTTTTTGACGAAGATGGGCTATCTTCAAAAAACATGATATGTCACTAGTCATGTCCATCTTTAATTGTATATTATCTTTACAATATTGTCAATATGCTTTTTTAGATATGCGCTAAAAAAATTGAGCCATATTCAAATTGTCGGAAAAAAGAATATGGCTTAAAAAATTTAGGGTTTTCCTCAATGCTTTTTCAAACATTGAAAATGAAAACTATAATTAACAACAATTTTATTATACACCATATTCAAAATTATATCAATATATTAATCATTTCTGTTATTATTTTTATCCCAAAAAAATATCCTCTTACTCTTTTGTCGGAAAGTAAAAAGTAAGAGGAACAAAAAACGTAAAAAATGCGTTATTTGAAGAAATACTATATAGTCAAGGTGTCGTATCAGATGAAAAAAATCAAAGAAAGTGATACACAGGACACGACACCTATACTACCGAAAAAAATATTATTGAATTTCATTTTTGCCCAAAAGGTGGGCTTCCTGCTTCCCCCTCGCGAAATGATTACTCAACATTTCTTCTCGCGGCTCTCTATGCGAAAAAAAATATCTTAAAACGAATAATAATCCACAAGTCCACAGGCGTTACTTCCCACGCTATTTTTTCAACTTAACGCGGTACGAGGTTCTTTAACGTCTATAAGAGATAAACTCTAGACGCGAAAAACCAAAATACACAAATGTTTTTAAGATAACCAGTCAATGCGAGAAAAATATTGTTCTTAGCAATACGTCTTGTCCTGATTACGAATATCATTATACACGTCTTATAATATAAAGTCAATATGTTTATTTAAATTTCTTATAATATTTTTATTATCATAAAAAAGAAAAATACCGCTATAATTATTTTTTCAAAGAAGTGGATAGAGAGAAAAAAAGATTACAGCGGCGTAAACGATTTGCTTTTCATGACCATTATATTCTGACAAAAAATATAATAATATAGTCAAATATTATATTAGCATAATTTAGCTGATAAGTAAAGCTAGTAAAAAATAAAAAATAGGATTTTTCGCGTGAGAGAAAATTGATGGCGATATTGCGTTTGCGAGAAACCCTATTTTTTATAAGCGTAGTTATTATGGAGGGATAAGCTATTAAGGTGTATGTAAATCATAGTATACTGGTAGAAATTGCTATATAGGATTTGAAAAAATAAAAAATTTCGCGATGTAGGGTTTTTAATTCATACTGTTTTGATAGGAATTGCTATATAGGATTTGAAAAAATAAAAAATTTCGCGATGTACCTACCCTTATGAGTGTTTTCTTTAGTTAGGAATTTTAGCCCCGCCCTATTTGGATTTAGGGTAATATGCTATTAATCCTTTCAAAAAGAAGAACACTCAAATAAGGGTGAGTAAGCTGATTCTTTTTGAGCCGCGCCTGTCGATGCGGTTTGCAGCAATCTTCTTACACAAATCACCTATTTTGAAAGGAGGTTCTGCATATGGATAATGAGTATTCACCCCTGAAAGACATCATCTTAGATACAGATGTATGTTCAGCTTTTGGTACGGACGCCTGCATTTTTGACAAATGCGAACCCAAGCATTGTCTGCTACCAAAAGAAATGATTGACCGTAGAAATACGATTAATCACAACAAGCGTCATAATACACAAAAGTGACGTTAGTTGACTCCCTGTACCGCTTTGGCTTTTTTAAGTCAAGGCGGTACTTTACATACAAAAGGAGGTGATTACAATGTACAAGAACTGCGAAGAATCATGCTTGGACTTTGGTACAAACGCTTGTGATTCATGTGAACGCAAGCAGATGTACTTTCCAGACGATTCCTTAAAAGCTGAACGCGGTTATCGCATTAGCTTATGCAGGTTTGGTTGCAAGAGATGCCCGTTAAAACATAATTGCAATAGTGTCCTGCTTTAAGGAATCAGTGATAGACGAGCCACTAACCATTTTTCCAAAGAGTGGCTCTCTATCATTATATAACTTTTTCTGTCGGAAATCTACTGAATTATTATAAATAGTTTGAGTAGGTTGAAAATAAATTTATTTAATTAAAAGGGAGAGATTCTATTATGACAACTATAATCAACAACAACGCAATGATAAACAACGACCAGATAGTGAACGGTATTCCTAGAGCATATTTACTTGGATATGACTTTGAAAAAAGCTCAAGCGGAGTACGCAAGGTTACTCTTACTGGCTACGAGTTGATTGACAAATTGACTATTGTTAATGCTGCCATATGCTCAAGAAAAAGAATCTTTAAGACGCATGATTTAATAATCGAGCTTGGTCTTGATTACGGCTATACCATTGTAAACGATGTTATATCAATGCTTCTTGATGCAGGTTTTAATGTTCACGGCATATACAGAAAACGTAATTCTAAGCTGTGCGTTGAAGAATTAGAACAGTTCAATGAAGAATACAAAACTGATTTGCGACACATTAATAGGTATCACTTAGCTGCGTTTTCTATTTCTTTAAGTGCGAAAGACGCTTCTTTCCGCATTTACAACGATTACTTGGAAACTGACCGCTATGAACATATCCAAGGTATCGACAAATGCTAGGTAAACAAATAGAGCTGCAACGACATAGTAACGAGCCACCGCCCAAGTTATTTGGAACTGGCTTTTTATCGTTGCAGCTTTTTTATTTTTTACCAACGAAAGGAGGTGGTAAAAATGGATAAGAAGCATTCAAGTCTTAAAAATCTTATTT